ATCAAATGAATTATACCTACATGTCCCTCCTTCGGGTTTTAAGAGGTCTCCTACGACATACCCTTCACCGGAGCTTTCTATGTTTTTAATTTCTATTGTTTCATATTCTTTGTGCGTGAATACAATGTCGTCATCGATAGAGAGTCTAATGTTTGTATTTTCATTTATTTCTAGTTCATCTTCAGATATAGCTTCTACATCTTTAATAAAAAAGAACTTTTCTTTATCTACTATTTGATAGAAATTTAAATCATCACTTATAATTATATTCTGCCCCGATCTTACCCCAAGCCAGTCAGCTTTGGAGCAGGCGACAACTTTGTTCGTATCTTTTAGGACAGAAGCTGTTGAACCGTATTGTTTTACTACTGGAATTGCCATATTAGTCTTCAAAAAGTCTTGTTTCGAGATGGGCCATATTGTCTATTATATCATTTTCTGGATTAGAAGCAAGTAATATCGCGGGTTCTCCGTTAGGGTCGTCAGGTGGGGAGACTGTTACGCTGGGGCTTTTTATATAACTGCTACCTATTTGAGTTACAATTACGTCTCCTATTCCGTCTCCGTCTAGGGTAGCTACAGCTTTTAGTGGTATACCGGGGAATTTTCCACTCGGGGGTGAAATTGTCACCGTTGGTGGAGAGGTGTATCCAGTACCTTTTTTACTAATAAAGATTTCAAACACATTATTAAATGGATTTAATGTAATTATCTTTTCTACATCATCTAGGGATTCTAGATGCTGACTTATGTATTCCGGCCCCTCTCTTAAAAAGTTCTTAATTATAACTATATGCCTTTTGCATTCTGCGCAATCTTCCTCTAGACTTTTCATAAATTCAAGGTCTAATAGAGGCATAAATCTTGATCTTTGCTTTTTAAATTCTTCAATTTTATGGTTTATTGCCATGGACTTTTTGTCTATCTCGTTTTTTTCGTGGCTCCAGTATTTTTCGTATTGTTCTGGGGTGTATGGAGATTTTGGGAAAGCGTACCATTTTAATACGTCATCTTTATCATATTTCTCTAGGCCAATTATTTCTTTATAAGCGTCGATGGGTTCTTTTCCCGATGGCGCGGAGAAGACAACCCTTGACTTGTCTTTAAAGATTATTAAAATTGTAGTATTAGTAAAGGGTTTCATTTTATTTATCCGGGATATCCGTCTCCATCTGAATCATAAACATAATAAGTATTCTGGTAGGTGTGTATGTGTAGGCTAGACACGTTATTGGCTGAGGACCAGTCTGCCATTTTATCTAAGATAGAATAATCATTAGCTGTTACTACAGCAAAGAATCCTTCGTTTAAGTAGGAATCGTCAATCATTCTTCCTAGATGCACATCAAAATATCTTTGAGTCTTTGCTAATCCTCCAAAGCCTTGGCCAAACCCTGCCGGGTGATGGTTCCAGACGCCGGGAATGTTTTCAAACAGTTCTCCTTGCTTTACCCAGCTTTGCATAGATGTGGTAAATATATCGTTGCCATCTTTAGCGTAAAACAGGCTTTCGTTTTTATTTGTTGTTCCGGGCCAAGTTTCATAAGGACCGTTCCAAGCGTTTATTCCTATTACGGAATAAGATGGAAGCTGATTCTCTTCGAAGGCGGGGGGGAGGTGTTGTTCGTCAAAGTAAACCCTAAATCTTCTATACCCATATAGTGGTCGATTTTTGGGGCCATTGGTCGTATCTGTTATTAGTTGCCCATATTCATTATATGAATCAATCTCGTCATAGGAGGGGTTACTTGACAAGGGAACGCCAGCTTTTGAGCCGTAAGCTCCGGGGCCATCAGGCCCGCCCTGTGTCGCAGGTATTCTGACGGAGCCTGTTACATATTTAGGTGGGTTGCACTGCGGGCAATAAGCAATATCTCCATCAACATTTTGAATTGAACCATTAGCAGGATCATATTCTCCCTGCCTGAATCTGCACCTAGCAATGCTTCCGGGTGAGTTGGGATAGTTTTGCCAATGTCCATCTTCTAGCGCTGTATATTCATCCATATAACATGAGTATTCCCAGAATCCATCATAATCATATATAGTTTCTACATCTTTTCTAGTTAGAGCTTTAATTGTCGAAATGCCATTTCCTTCCCATTGGCCGTTGACATTGATTCTTACCCAATATTTAAAACCGTTTTCCGAATTGGAACTGTAGTATCTCGTGGGATAAATCGGGCAAGAGAATACTCCAGAACATGGGCTGTTAGCGACTAATGGATTGCATTGTACGGGGTTACCGTTATCAAGGTCTGCGAGGAAAAGGCCACCATCTCCGCAGTCCCAATCGCCCCGCGTCGAGTCGTGCCCTGCTGCGGCATACATTCTGTAATTTTTTCTAAGCACTTCTCCGTTAGACCCAGTGTGATGTCTAACGAAGCCTAGAGGTACGTCTTTATCCCAGTCAGAAAGGTAGGAATAAAAACTCGTATCACTTTCATATAGATCTTTGGCAGCTTTATCAAAACTGTCAAATAGTTTTATTGCACAGTAATATGTATTCTGAAAATCAAATTCTATTGCTGGATCATTCGGCGTCATACTGCCGTGAACATATCCGGCGTTAGGATGTACTCTAATTACTGACCCATTGAATGTGTCATTACCAGTCTCGAAGGGTATTTCTATAATTTCAAACTGCCCTTTCTTAAAGTCATATTCTTCGTCACACAACTTTAGCATTCTTTCAATATTGTCCGGCTTTAGGTCTGAGTTGAAATCTCCTTGAGTATTAAGTGCGGGGAAATCCCCAGAAAAAGGCTGTGCAGAAAGGTAAACTGATCCTCCAGCTAAATCTCCCCAAGGGTGTTGTCTAAGGTTAATTCTTACGGAGCCGTCTGATGTTATATATTGTTCGGTAGTTAGCTGTTCAGAGGGAACTATTGGTCCGGGTCTACCGGTCATTTGGTGACGAGGAGTCATGAAGTAATCTTTTGGTCTTGGGTTATCTACTTCAAGAATATCCCAGCCAACAGTAGAAAAAGTCTCGCTAGAAAACGAGCCCCCGGCGGAAGAATTTCCATCCATGTCAATGGCTCTAACTACTAAGTCAAAGTTTCTTAGGGGTGGTTTACCTTGAGCTTTTCGCTTCGCTAGGTTTAAACTAAAGGTCCAATTAAAAATATTATCAAGTGTATCGTTCATACCGTATCCGTAGGTTCCAACTGGGCCTGTTACGGGAGTAGTTCCGGCTACGTTTGGGTCATGCATAGAAACCCTATAGTAGAGGTCTAAGTTTTTGAACTCTGGTATGGGGTAGGTAACGTCCCAAGTAACTAGTGCGTCTGCTGACTCTTGATATCCGAAGGGTAATTTGTTTATTATTGGAGTCGGAGGGGTGGTGGTATAATCATACCAAGTGTCAATTGCTCCCCCTGATTCATCTGCTGCTGAGCCGAGTAGCCTTAGGGAGTGGACTCTTATATCTCTAACTGGGTAATGATTGCTAACTGTTACGTTTTTTTCTTCGTAACCAGTGGACATTAAAGAGCTTCCGTTTACGGCAAATATTCTAAAAATATATCTATAGCCATTTCTAGGCGGTAAATATTCTAGTACGGGGTTTGCCCCGGGATACTCACTTACGTAAGCGGTTGTCCAAAAGAAGTCTTCTTTGGGTACTGGGCCGCTTAGCAATTCGCTTCCCGTAAAGGTTGTAGAGGATGAGCTATCTGCGGTTTTTACTGCTTTAATGTAGATTTTATACCCTACCGTGGTACCTATGTCGCTAGGTTTGTCTATCGTACATCTGATTTGTTTAGTATTCGTCGTATAGGTGTTGCTATTGCTACCCTGAACGGTTAAGCTGTGTTCCAGTAGGGTTATGTCGTCTGGTTTGGGTGGAGTTATCGTGACTCCTCCATAATTAGGTGCGGCGTCTAGGGGAATGCCAGATTCTATGAGTGAATATTTTTCTGGTCTATGAGACATTGCTTCCACTGAGTACTTAAAGTCTGCGCCCTCCGCAAGGGAAACTATTGAATATAGGCTATCCGAGTAAGTGTTCTCCAAAATAGACCACGTCGCATCTCCAGTTATATTTCCGATCGTAGAGTCAAACATATTTATTTGTTGATTGTTTGAGTCTAGTCCAGTGAACCTAATTGCTGTACCGTAAACTGGGCCGTCAACTCCGGAACCGATTATCGCGCTTTCTATTTTCCAATCGTGAGGAGAGGTTGTTGATATGCCTGTGGATTGTATTTGAGGCCTTCTCATGTCTGAGATGTTGACATTATCTTCTGAGAAATGTGTGCCTTCTGTGTCAACAATTGAGGAGTCGTAAAAATAGGTGGGCGTTGTTAGGGTTATGTCGTAAAGGCTGTCTGAGTCTAGAGTGACTGTGCGGTCTAAAATTACTCCCGTTGGGTTAGCTCTTATTACTCTGCCTCCGAATGTGGTTGTATATCTGTTTTGGTCAAAAACTTTAACTACGTCACCGGGTCTAAGTAACGCTCCTTCTGGTCCAGCTACAAAATTAATTAATTCATCTTCGTACAGTTCCGTGGCAAGCACCCATCTTCCAAGCCTTATTGCTTGAGCTTTGCTTGTGCATGCAAAGGCTGTGATTTCTTTTTCTAGGTATCCATATTTTCTTATAGCCTCGTGGTCTTCTATATACTCTAGTGACGGTTTGTATCCGTTTTCTTTATCGTTGTACCTTACAATAGCTACAGTGCTTCTAGCTTTCTTGGAACTGCTTGAGTAGCTAAAGTTACCTTCTTTTACATTGGCATTTGTGAATTGAGCAACTGGATCTCTTGGTCTATCTTGTACCGCGTGTATGTTTCCAAGGCCGTAATAAATAATTCCCCTAAAAACACTAGCGAAGTCCTGTAAGACTTTGTAGGCTTCTTCTCTAGTATTAATATATGCATTACAGGTAAATCTAGGCTCTACTTGTAAGCCGTCTCCGGGAACTAATGTGTCGCAAAATTTAGAGATTTCCCATAACGTCCACTTATCGATCGTAAGGTCGTCAATATATTTTCCTAAACCGTACCTTTTATTGGTTAGCAAGTCGTAATAGATCCAAGCTGGGTTATCTGTCCATTTTTTTTCTGGGTCAAATTCTCCTGACCAATTTGGGTTACCGTCTAGCCCTAGGGGGTAAGTCTTTGCTCTGGGGTCGTACCCTTTGGGAACTTTTACCTTTTGCATTTCTACGTCAAAAGATCTTGTGGGCACTTGAGAAAAGAACTCTGCGTTAAATTCCATTCCAACTAAAGCCGAATTGGGATAAGACATTTCGGAAGAGTAGACTTCAGTTATCGTGTCTAGGTATGATTGGTTTTGTACGTTGCTTTGAGTGGAGTCTACCGTTAACCTTGTTATTTCTACTTCCCATCCAATAAGGTTATCTGTGGTTAATGATGAATAATCAGGGTCGGATGTCAGATCTATTACTACTGGGTGTAAATAGGGCTGTCTTATTAAGCCTCTGATTTCCGTGGAAACTGGTTCCGTTAGTGGGTACCAGTCTTTTTGTAGGTTTACATCTGATCCCGCGTCAATTATTGGTTTGTATATTGGCCTATATCTAATGTAGAATTTTAAAATTGAAGCCATTGTTTGGCCCCATTCGTCTATATCAAATTTACTGCCCTGTTTTACATAAGTTAGCGCTGGGATTTTTATGTTCAGCTTTATCTTCTGTAGGTCTCTGTTGAGAAGTCTATAGCTTTTGTGGTGGTAGATAAAGGGGTTTTCGTTTGTGGTTACAGGGGTTGTAACTGGCTCTGCTGCTCCGGAATCTGGGCCAAGGAGCCTTTCGTTTACTATGCGGGTTTTTTCTATTTGGTTACTTGTACCCATACTTAGGAAGTCGTCGTTGGGTCTTATTCCGGAAGGGGTACCGTTTGTGAACGCGACTTCTACGTTTTGAAAGTTATAATAACCCCCTGCTCCGACTATTGGGGTACCATTTAGAGAAATAGATCTTAGAAAGGATTCCGGAAATGATCCGTAGTTTTGCCCAGTTACTCCAGCCCAACCTATTTGCCCTATGTTGTTTGTCCCTGTTGGTACCCATTCTCCGGTGACGATACCTTCTATTTCTCCTTCGGAAATAAGATCAACAGTTTTGCAAATAGTTCTTGAGGTGAGCCAGCCGCTTTTTTCTTTGTTATCAATTGGGTCTATGTATTTCCCAGAGAATACACCTTCGCCTGAGTGGGGCCACAATTCGACATTGTGGATGCCCCATTGGTCTAGCTTCCAAGCAGATTGATCTAGCGGTAGCGTATCTGAGCTATAGGTAACGTTACCTTGCGAGTCTATGTTGGTTACGCTTGACATGGTTTAATCGTCCGCTTCTGATGTACTTGACGGCATGGGAGACTCGTATCCGTACGAAGCGCCTTTTGTTAAAATTGTTTTTACTTGATAGGCAGTCATTATTACTTGGCTTCCTACCATGAGTCTCCCGTACCCTAGAGGGACTGGGCCACCTTCATTTATTACATTTGCTGGCCCGCTAAATAAATAGGAGTTTGCTAGTTCTGCTGGGTCTGAGCTCGGGTTGCTTATCTGTCTCATCTCTGGTATTTCCGGAGGCTTA